CACACCCCTTAGGGTAGGGGAGTGGGCACTAAATAGGGACTATTACAAGATATTAAAGCATATCAAATGTAATTTCACAGTTGATTTGTTTGCCGGTATTTACAGGGGCCTTAATGATAACACTTGCAGTAGTATTATCATAGGTTGCAGGTACAAGCACGTTGTCGGTGGAATTATACAGATAAATATCTCTGTAAACGTTACCGGGGAGACCTGCAAAAGGTATATCACCAAACGCGGACGCAACAGAGAATTTTGCGCCTGTAGCGGCATCCGCGATGAAATAGCCGTGAATTGCAATATGCAGATACCTGCCGTCAAAAGAGGCGAAACTTGCGTCAGTCCCATTTGTAAAGTGTGTGGTTGTCAGCTTGGCAATATTGTTGATTTTGGCCGTAGTGATGCTGCGGCAAGTATTCCGGCCAAGGGTCCATGCGCTAATCTGTTGGTCATATTCGGAATATTGGAGATCAATATTGCCACAATCGGGTGATACATAAATGCCGACACGCTGACATTTTACCTCATTTTTGTTTGTAGCAAGGATCGTGCCCCGGATACTGTGGCACCCTCCCAGTATTTGGATGCCAATATCATTTGCCTCGGTTCCTACAGGAACCTTAAATCCATTCGCATCGAGCAATAATCCGGAAAACACGATGTTATTACTTGTTTGTTCAACAACTACTCCGTTAGCGTAGCTCTCCTGTACCTCAGTGTTGCAAAATAGTTCACGTTTTGCGTGATACAAATGTAAGGCGATTGATCCCGTAATGGTGTGTGAAGCATCATAAGATGCACGCCATCCGTTCATCTTAATCGCCAGGTTACACCATTTGTTTGCCTCGGTTTCGCACAAAACGCCATTATAGCAAAAAGTTACTACAATATTACATAATTCCGAATCAGAAAATTTTGCGTCGATTCCCAAATCGCAGGTATCCACAAACGCATTGATAATGGACACATACGCAATATATAAACTTGAATTTATACCAATGGCCCACCCAGAAACAATGACATCACGGATAACACTATTGCGGCATTCAAGCGCGTAGGAATCGCCCTTGATCTTGCGATATTCTTCGTGATTCTGGTTTGCGGTGACCATCCATGTTTTGTTACGGATATAAATGCCGCTTCCTGCCCCATTGGTGGCCCCTACTCCATAAAGCGCCAGCGATTCGATACGAATCGTAAAATAAATGTTATCGTATGTATGAGGGGCCTTGTATTCAAGGTCATAAATAATTCCATTGCTTGCGGTGATCCACACAAGGGCCGTGTCGCGCATGTTCTCGCCGACTATTCCGCACCCTCGTTTCATATATAGAGCCTCCGACATATAATAAGTTCCGCTTGGGAAATATACTGTGTGTCCGGCATCCAACAACGTTTGTAGCGTCGATGTATTTTGTGCGGCTGCACTCTTGTCGTCAGCTTTAATACCTGCTCCGGGGGCCGAGATATATGTCTGTATTTTATTTATACTATTTTTTAGCTCTGTATCGGCGTTTTCCCGGGCCGTTTTCTCTGCGTCAATAGCCGTCTGAAGCTGTGTATCGGCGTTTTCTCTGGCCGTCTGAAGCTGTGTATCGGCGTTTTCTCTGGCCGTTTTCTCTGCGTCGATAGCCGTCTGAAGCTGGGTGTCGGCGTTCTCCCGGGCCGTTTTTTCCGCCCCAATAGCTGTTTGTAGCTGGGTGTCGGCGTTTTCCCGAGCCGTTTTCTCTGCACTCAAGCCCTCATTAAATGCATTGATAAGGTAGTGCAAAACTTCATTTGTGGAGCTGCTCACGCAGTTCGAGCCGGGTACGTAGGCATCACCGGCAATCATTGCTTTTGTGACACGTACCAAAGCACCGTTTACCCAGACAAGATCGTTGGTAGCTCTATCGACTGTGGCGGTGGCGCTGTGCCCTTCGTCGTTGGGAGTAATGGCCTTTTTCACATTGGCCCAGAGTGCATCGAAATTGCCAATTTTTGTCCAGAACTCAACACGATCCAGAGAAACACCGGAGGGAACTGGCTTCACAGACAGATATGCGTTGCCGGTGCTGTCCACAACAACGGTGTTTGCTTCGTACTGGCTGGTGATGTTCCACTGAATCGGGTTTGCGTACTTGATCGTGGCCAGGCTGACAAAATTTGTCAGTTTGGTATTAAACTCGTTTAGTACCTCAATAATCCAATCAAGATTGAGATCATGGAAATTGGTGTAGGGTGTTCGGTGAATAGAATTGATAGTATCCATTTTATTGCATCTCCTTAATATACCAGCAGGCAAAAGTTTGCCCTGATGTCCATAACGATTTTATGGGCTGCATTTTCCATTGCAAGGGTCAACTCTTTGGTAATAAGGTCTTGCGGGTCTCGCCCTGCCCGGCCCTTCTCGGTCACGGTGTCTTTGTAGCCGTCGTGCAACTCCGAGGTGTTGTTATCGGTGGTGGTCTGATCGGTGGTGGTCGTGTCCGTGCCGCTGCTGGTAATGGTGTTCCCAGTTCCCAGGGCCGTTGTACTCTTTTCAGCGGTTTGCATTGTCCCGCTGTCAAAACCCGTTACATCCCGTGTAGTGCTGTCGCTGCCTGTATTCTGGCCGGTGGTGGTCAGGTTAGGCGCTCGGGTAGTTGTTCCCTTCACGCCGTTTGTACGGTTAATTGTGCCGCCGCTGGTTCCTGCATGGTCGGTGGTTCTGGTTCGGTCATCGGATGCCAAAGCATCATAGTTCAGGCCGAGGGCGGCAGCGTACCGGGTCCAGCTCGGAAGCATGGTTTCAGAATATACGCCAAGTGCCCGGCGCATTGTTGGGCCGTCCGCATATAATACCTCCAATTCCAGTGTATCAAACAGTAATTGATTGCAGACAGTTTCTTTAGAGACACTGTCTGGGACTTTCAAGTCGTCGAACAGTTCTGGGTATCCTGTCAATAGGCCGTTAAAGCTCAACGTTGCGTGCATCGTTGTTCACCTCCTGCGCCCCAGTATCGGGCGGAAAACGCCAATCGACCCATAAAGTAGATTTGTCAATTCCAAAGAGCTTGTGTACTCGCTCACACCCATGCTGCAAGCTGTCTAACCATAGCGACGCTTTGGCGGCTGTCTCAACGTTGTTAGAATTGACTTCGTCGGTTAACATCCGCTCTTTCTTGCTTGTGTTGGTGTTGGGGATGCCTACTTCAGTATCAAACAGGGCTTTAATGGTTTTAAGGGCTGTCAACAGTTCGTTGGTTATGAAGTTCCCTTTAAGGTCTGTCGCAAAGTACATCCAGGGGGCTTGCCCGGATGCCCCATTTTTAGGCGCTTTGAGCAAAGAGGAATCCACAAAAACGGCGGGGTCACCCTGCATGATCTGGTCGAACATCTTTTTAAAAGATTCTGCACCGGCCTTGTTACCGGATGCAAACACATACGCTAACCGGCTGTTGATTAAATTGCTCTGGATGGTCTGGGCAGCAAGGGCCATCATATCCCCATAATAGGCAACAATATCCACCATACCGCGGTAATCGGGCTGCAAATTGATGATCTCGCACTGTTTCCCGATTTGCAAATAGGGGGACCCTTTGATAAAAGGGTTTGCAATGATGGAGTGTGTGGGATTGTAAAAAATGTTAATGCCGGTCAATCCCATTCGGTCATATACCAGGCCGTAACGGTCAGTATTGAACACCGTAACACCGCCGGAACCAAAAACAAGATATTGCAAGCGGTTACTGGGCCATGTGTCGGGGAGCACCCACCGGACCATAGACACGGCCTCAAGGAACAGATATTTGCGGAAATAATAGGATAAGCTGTTGCCCTTGGTGTGCATCACGGAGGGAGTCACCGGCGACACATGAGCGTTGATTTGCTCATAGCTGTAGGGTGCACTCATAACAGACGACCTCCTTTCTCTCCAAAAATCACAACCATGCTCGGAAAAGGCGCACTGTTTTTGCTGTCGCCAAATTTCAGCCGCCCGCGGATGAACCGAACTTCCGCCTTTCCGTATATGTAGTCATGGAACCACCTCGTATCTGTCCGCGCGGGTAGCAGCATTACCACTAATCCCCCCCGCGCAGCAGTTTCAAAGGCTTTCTTTACCCACTTGCCAATTTCCCGGCCATACGGCGGATTGCACCACACCCGGCCCGTCCAAGGCTGTGCAAGTCCGTCCTGTTCCTTTGTGTAGAATCTCCTGCACTTCGCGTTCTCCGGCGTTGCGCACACATCCAGCTCAAAGTTAAACTCCCTGTTCAACTCATCAAAGAATCTCTGCGGCGTCGCCCACACATCCGTCTTGCTGGAAAACATCACATTATTGTTCATCGTGTGCCTCTCCCTTTTGCCATTTTAAACAGCAACCAAATAGGCAACTTACCGGTTGGCCATGGTTCCGGCCCGGGGCCAGGGCCTCCGCCGGAGTCCCATTCTACTTCCCATGTTCCGACCTGATTCGGGATTCTGATAATACCGGAAGGGTCCCTCAAGTTTCCGGCGGCATCGGCGTACTCCCAGTGCGTGTGAATGCCCGTTGCGTTGCCGGTCTCTCCCTGGGTGCCGATAAACTGCCCCTTGGAGATGGTGTCACCCACGTTCCAAATCTGTGAGGCAAAGTGAGCGGCTCGCCATGTCGTGCCGTTGGCCATTCGCACTTTAATCATATTGCCCCATGACTGGTCGCCCGAGGTGCTGCCATTCCAATGCTGGGCCACTACCACGGTGCCCGCTTCGGGCGCGTATGCTTTATGGTCTCCGTGTACTGTGTCAATGCCCCGGTGAGGGCTGCCGTCCGAGTATGCGGGATAGCCGGCGGTAACTCTGATTGGTGACACATCAGTAATACACTGTTTGTATACTGCCATTGTTTGTGCACCTCCTACTCATAGAAAAATCCATTTTTCAGATAACTTTTGACACTGTCGATCTCTTCTGCAGTGGCATTGAGCGCAATGTCTGGGTCGTCAACCATGATAAACCCCGGAATTGTGGACAACTGCACCCGCTTACACAGGGGGCGTCCGTGGTCCTCGTTGTTATCGGCTGCGAGCTGCTGGAAATATGCCTGCAAGTATCCAGGCTCTTTGTATACCGATACGGCCCCCGCTGTACCTTTATATTGGGCGGTGGTAATGCTTTTTTCGGCAGCATCACCTACGGCACTTAAAATGCCTCCCGCATCGGTATTGCCTGCAAAAAAGTCGGCAACACCTTTTGCAAATCCATATAGACCATTTGATGCAGCACTTATTACATCGCCCACGCTGTCAATGGTCTGGTTAGCAATCTGGGCAAGAGATACAGTCACACCGATCTGCGCGGACCTTACCGCAATAATTTTTGTAAACCCGGAATCAGCCGAAACATACAGGTAGCCCATACCGCTGTACATGTCAATGACGGTTTTGATATATAGTTGTGATGCATCCACCACTTTGGTGGTGTCGATCTGCACCTCCCCAAACGGGGGATAGTACAAAATATAGGTAGTATAGGGCGATAGATTGGCATAACTTCCACGATTGCCGGATTGCGGATGTTTTGGGATTGCCACGGAATCAATAAAGGTTTTAGTATCAAATCCACTATTGACAATACCAGCGGAAAACGAACTACCTAAATTTATATCCCACCACCCAACAGATAGTGTAGAGGTAGACAGGGCTGGGTCACTGGGCACATCAAACGGAAACCACATGCACGATACCAAGTATTGATAGGGATTGAACAGGGCTTTGGTCAATCCCTCGCTGATTTCCTGGGCGTCAATACCTAGATAATCAGTATTCCCAAGCATTGATTTTCGGAATTCTCTAAAAGCCGCATTGCTCATCGACCAATATGTGGTGCAGCCAAACCCGACAAAGCCAGAACAGATAACGGATACCACATAACTGCCCTGGTTAATATCATCCAGAAAAATCTGGGTACAAGGGATATGTGCTGCTGTATAGTCAGCGGTGGCAGGGTAGAGTGTGTCTACAATAGAGCCGTCATACTGCGCCGAGGATCTCAAAACATACTCGGTCGAGTTGCCGATCTGGTCACGGTAGCTTGCCAGCGTGTCAACAGTCAGCGAGGCATTCCAGAGCCCGTCGGCGTACGTCCAATTTTTAACCCAGTAATACCGGCTGAATGTGGGAAGGTAGCAATAATTGTACCCGGTGGGGTTTGCATTGGAGGCAATTTTAATTTCGGGGTTGATTATATTGCAGGGGGCCTTTACCTCAATATTGTAATCTGTGCCGCTGGAGGGTCGCTTTGTACTATTGGTGCGCTTAGGAAATACATAAAAAGTCGCTTTCAAGTCTGTACCTCCTTATAAAAATACCGGCGTGGATAAGGGCCGCCTGGGCGGCGGCGGGCGCCCGGGGGGGGTGCCGGTCAGGACTTCGAAGGGTCGGCGTCCTTGTAGGTGGTGGTTTTCAGGGTGGAGGCTTTTGTCGCCTGGGAGGCGCTCGGCGCAGTGACGTCTCCGGACGTCATCAGGAACAACACCGCGTTCTCGGTGAAGTCGTCGTACCACGACCACCCGTAGTGGTACCAGAAATTCGTATACAGGCCGCGTGCGTTCATGGGGGTAGGGACCACGCGGGACAGCTTCGGAGTGTAGCCGAGGGCGTCCCAGTCCAGCAGGCACCCGAATACATTGGAGAGCTGCACTGCTGCATTCTTGGACGCCACACCGGCAGCAGTGGTCACAACAGGTGTCGCGGAAATGGTCTCGCGCTCGTCGATGTTCTGCCAGAACGTGACCTGTTCTGCATCACGGTATTTCAGCATGTTGTCATGGAATACCTCGGGAATCACGCGGGCGTCGATCTGGCTCTGCGTGCCACTGTACAGATAGAGGTGCTGGCGATCATACGGGGTGTGCCGCATGATGTTGTACGTCGTGCCGCCGATCTTCCAGTTCTGATGCCAGTTGATGGAGCGTTCCTTCATCAGGCGGGAAATATCGTTGATACGGCCATAGGCATATTTGGCAAACCCCGGGAAGTTCGCTTCCTTATACACGTCCTGAACGGTCAGTTTCGTGCCCTGCTGGGCGTTGTACTCGTCAAGCAGATAAATGACGCTGTTCGGGCTGGTCACAGTCATGCCGGTCAGATGATTGGCCATCAGGTTATTGGCCAGGTTCCGCCGGTCTGCCTCGATCTGGTTCGACAGATGCAGCACAAACGAGGACCAGAACTGCGCCAGTTCCTCGGGGCCTTTGAACGCCGCTTCCATCTGGGTGTCAGCCTGGGTATACACGCGGCTGTAATTGGTCTGACCATAGTAGTTAGTCTGAAGGACTTTAGGCTTATGGACTTCGTACATATCCACGCTCTGGCCGTCCTCCAGCGCCCACGCCTTGTCGGTGACGGGGTCGCTGTCGCAAAAATTGATCTTCCGCACATGGTTGGCCCAGTCATCGCCCGTCACCTGCAAGCGTTTCAGCGGGGCATCGTAGGGGCGGACGGCAAAAATGGTACGTCCCAACACCTGGCTAATCGCTTTAGTGTAGTTGTCGGGGCCGGTCAGCAACGTGGCCTGCGCAACAGACACAAAGCTAGACGTGTCCACGATGGGGGACGTCGGTTCCTGACCGGTGGCCATTTTGTTGATCTCAGTCAAAATTGCGGCAATGTCCGCAAAATCCATACCAATGGGCATTTTCAATTCACTTCCTTTCCATAAGTCGGGTCGATGATTCGGGCTGTCACCGTAGCGGCATCTGCCGCCGGCTGCTGCTGGATGCCGAGGCCCAGCGCGTTCGCCTGCAACGTCTGCGTCATAGTCTGCATTGCCTGGGCGTTGGTCTGCTGGCCCTGCAAAATCTGCTGCAACAGGGTTTCGAGGCCGTCATACTGCGGCACGGGCTGCGGCACGGGCTGC